GGGTCCAGCATATTATGCTGCAACTTACATAACATCATCGTCGTATACTATTACGGAAAATGATTACTATATTGGAGTAAATTATGCTGGAGCAGTTACAATTACTCTTCCTACTGGGACAGTTGAAGGAACTACCTACATAGTAAAAGATGAACTTGGACAGGCATCCAAGGGAACTAATAGATATATCACAATCCTTCCATCAGGTTCGGATAAAATTGACGGGCGAAATAGAGCTATTCTTGCATATGATTTTGGTTCACTTACTTTTTTTTATAGAGACGGTTGGAGGGTAGTTTAATGTCTCATTTATATCAACCAAGTTTAGACCAACACGATGCATTTGGTCGTTTAAGAACCTCATCGCCATTAACACTTTTCGATTCTTCTCACAGATATAGAGATAATAATCTCTGGACAAATTTAATTGTAGGAACTGGTTCAACAGTTGGATTTGTAACTGTACAAGGTTTAGTAGATATAACTGTTGGTGTTGGAAGTACTGCATCAGTTATTAGAGAAACTACAAAAGTATTTTCATATCAACCAGGAAAATCAATACAGATAATCAATACATTTGTAATGAATGAACCAAAAGAAAATCTTCGACAAAGAGTAGGATACTTTGGTGCGGATAATGGAATATATTTTGAGACTGCTGGAATTGGAACTACTTCAATTAGTTTTGTAGAAAGAAGTATTGTTACAGGAACACAAACAGAAACTCGTGTGCCACAATCTTCTTGGAGTCAAGATAAGTTAGATGGAACAGGTCCTTCTGGATACATACTTGATGTCTCTAAAGGACAAATTATGTGGACAGATATTGAATGGTTGGGACTTGGAACAGTCAGAGTTGGTTTTGTAATTGACGGACAATTCATTCACTGCCATTCATTCCACCACTCAAATTTAGTACGATCAACTTATATTACCACTGCATCTCTACCATTAAGATACGAGATTACAAATACTGGGATTACAACTAGTGTAAGCACGATGAAACAAGTTTGTTCTACTGTAATTTCAGAGGGTGGTTATGAACTTCGTGGATTGCAACAGGCAGTTGGAACCGCAGTCACAAATCCAGTTATTTTATCTGCAATTGGAACAGAGTATACTGTAATTTCACTTCGTTTAAAAACATCACCAGATAGACTAGATGCTATTGTAATTCTAACTGCAATATCACTTTTAGGTGGAACAAATAATGCAAATTATAATTGGAAAGTTATAGCAAGCGGGGTTACTTCTGGCGGAACTTGGGTAAGTGCCGGTGTGGATAGTGCCATTGAATATAAAATTAATGCCGGAACTACAAGTGGAGGAAGAGTACTTGCATCAGGATTTTTTAATTCATCCACACAGTCAGCAGTTCCCGTAGATATTTTAAAAGAAGCATTATTTAAGTTTCAATTGGAAAGAGACAGATTAACTAATACACCTTATGAATTAACTCTAGTTGGTGCAAGTGATACTTTAAATGCAAGAATTTTTGCATCTATGGATTGGGAAGAAATTAGTAGATAAACAAAAATAATAAATAACTATTAAATGTATTATAAGAATAATGACTCATAGACCAGTTGGTGCAGGTTCATCATTTGCATTTAGTGCGGGGACTGCTACCACATCATCAGCATTTACTGTTCAATCAGATACATTGAGAGTTATTGCTGTAACTAATCCAGCATTTATTGCTGTTGGATCAACACCATCAGCAACTTCTGCCGATTACTATGTTCCCGTTAACACTTCTACAACTATTGCTTTAACAAAAGCATCAAATAGAGTTGTTGGAGTCACAACAGGAACTACAACAATTGTCACAGTTCCAGAGGGAACCCAGGTTCCATTTGGTGTTGGTGATTATGTAACTCTCACCGCAAGCGGACAGTCATATTATAACTTTACTCACCAAAGAGTAATTTCAGTTGATACTTCTTCGGGTGTTGATGGATATTTCCAAACAAGAATGACTGTTGATTATAATTCAAGTGGCATAATAACTGCTTTTGCGCCAGCATATGCAAATGTCGCTACATCAAATAAAGTTTCTGCTTATGGAGTGGGAGCAGGAACACTTTATTATCAGCAAGTACAAATTACCAATCAAGCATAATGAAACTCATTACCGAAGAAATTGAATCAGTAGAAGTTATTACCGAAAGTATAAACGGTAAAAAAACTCTTTACATTCAAGGTCCATTTTTACAAACTGAAGTTGTAAACAGAAACGGTAGAATGTACCGTATGCCTGTGATGGAAAGAGAAGTAAAGCGTTATACTGAGCAATACGTGAATAAAGGTCGTGCTCTAGGTGAACTTGGCCATCCAGATGGACCAACCGTAAATCTGGATAGAGTTTCTCACAAAATTGTTTCACTCAAAAAAGAAGGAAACAATTTTATCGGTAAAGCACAGATTCTCTCAACTCCTATGGGTAAGATTGCCGAGTCACTTCTCAAAGAAGGAGTAACTCTTGGTGTTTCTTCTCGTGGTATTGGTTCAGTAAAACCAACAAGAGAAGGATATACTGAAGTTGGTGAAGATTTTATGCTCGCAACCGCTGCTGATATTGTTGCCGATCCTTCTGCACCTGATGCATTTGTTCAGGGAATTATGGAAGGTAAGGAGTGGGTATGGGACGGCGGAATGCTAAGAGAGAAAGTTGCAGAGAATACAAAACGTAGAATAAATACTCTAGTTGATGAGGGTATTCTTGAAGAATACAAATTATCATTATTCAATGAGTTCTTAAACTCATTGTAATTTATTAATTTATAAATAAATATAGATTTACTACAGGAAAATCGGAGAGTTCAAATGTCTCGTGGAGATTTACAAGAAATGGAAGTAGGCACTAAGCAATCCAAAACTGCTGTTAATGCAAATGCTAAAGCAGCAGACGCAATGCCACATCTGTCTGGTTCAACACCAGGACAAACTGCAGGATGGGAAGATCTTGGTGGACCAGATCCTTCAAATTATCGTCCAGATGATGATTCGGCAAAGCTGAAGACCCCAGGCGCAACCCTTAAGCAAGTTAAGGATGTTGTAAACAAGGGCGCTAAACCTGCCATGGCAATGCAAGGTGTTAAGGAAGAAGAAGAACTCGATGACGAAGATCTCATTGAAGAAGAGACTGAAGAAGAGATTGTAGAAGCGAAGGAAGAAGAGGAAGAAGAAGGCGGTAAGAAGAAAGGTAAGAAGGAAGAAGAGGAAGAAGAAGAGGAAGAGGAAGAAGAGGAGGAAATGGAAGAATCATTTGACATCGAAGAAGATGTCAATGCTCTCCTTTCTGGTGAAGAGCTTTCTGAGGAATTCCAAGAGAAAGCACGCACCATCTTTGAAGCTGCTCTTCGCTCTAAGGTTTCTGAAATCAAAGAAACCATTGAAGAGCAGTATGCTGCTGCTCTTGCTGAGGAAGTTGAGGAAATTAAATCTCAACTTGCTGAGCGTGTAGATTCATACCTTGAGTATGTTGCTGACGAGTGGATGCAAGAAAATGCACTCGTCATTGAAAATGGTCTTAAGACCGAAATGACCGAATCATTCCTTTTTGGAATGAAGGAACTTTTTGAAGCACATTATGTATCAATCCCTGAAGATAAATATGATGTTCTTAATAGCATGGTAGAAAAACTTGATGACATGGAAACAAAACTCAACGAGCAAATTGAGAAGAATGTTTCCCTAAACAAGCGTCTCGCAGAGTCGGTTGCTGAAGGAATCTTTGAAAAAGTCTCTGATGGCCTTGCTGCCACTCAGAAAGACAAGCTCGCTTCACTTGCCGAAAGTGTTGAGTTTGGAAGTGAAGAAGAATATCGTGAAAAACTGGAGATGCTTAGAGATTCATATTTCTCTAACACGAAGACTCCAAAAGCAAAAACCGAAAGTCTGTCGGAGCAAGTAGACAGTTCACCTGAAGTTGTTTCAGGTTCAATGGCTGCTTATCTTCAGACTCTTAAGGCAGTTGCTAAAAACTGAATTTAATATTAAACAAACCCAAAAAACGCACTTTAGTAAAAGGTAAACGCAAATGTTCCATTCCGAACAATTGCAGGAAAAGTGGGCACCTCTCCTCAACTATGAGGGTCTTGATCCAATCAAAGATTCGCACAGAAGAGCAGTAACCGCTGTCCTGTTAGAGAACCAAGAAAAATTTTTAAGAGAGCAATCAGCATTTGAGCATGGCTCAATGCACAGCCTCATGGAGTCCCCAACCAATAGCGCAAACGCTGCTGGTGGTTCAGGTGGATTCGGTGGCGCTGCATCACTTGCTGGTGGTCCTACCGCAGGTTTTGATCCAGTTCTGATCTCTCTGATCCGTCGTTCGATGCCTAACCTGGTCGCTTATGACCTGGCTGGCGTTCAACCAATGAGTGGTCCTACTGGACTCATCTTCGCAATGCGCTCACGCTATGCTTCTCAGACTGGTAATGAGACATTCTACAACGAAGTAGATTCAGCATTCTCAGGAAACGATGATGGTTTTGATGAGACTGCAGGTTATTCAGATGGTCCTGTTGGTTTTGGTACTACTGCACAAGTAGGAAGCAATCCTTCAGTTCTAAACCCTGTTGGTACTGCAACCACCAACCCTTCACCATATAACGTTGGTCAGGGTATGGCAACTGGTGATGCTGAGAATCTTGGCAACACCACAAATGACCAGTTCAACCAAATGGCATTCTCAATCGAGAAAGTCACTGTTACCGCTAAGTCAAGAGCTCTGAAAGCTGAGTACTCATTAGAACTCGCTCAGGACCTCAAGGCAATCCACGGTCTGAATGCTGAAGCGGAATTAGCAAACATTCTCTCAACTGAGATTCTTGCTGAAATCAACCGCGAAGTTATCAGAACCATCTATAAGGTTGCTGAGCAAGGTGCCGTTCAGAATACTGCTACCGCAGGTATCTTTGACCTTGACATTGACTCCAATGGTCGTTGGTCAGTTGAGAAGTTCAAGGGTCTTCTGTTCCAAATCGAGCGTGATGCTAACGCAATCGCACAAAGAACTCGTCGCGGAAAGGGCAACATCATCATGTGTTCTGCTGACGTTGCTTCAGCACTAACCATGGCTGGTGTTCTTGACTACACCCCTGCACTGAACGCTAATCTGACCGTTGATGACACCGGCAACACCTTTGCTGGTACTCTGATGGGCAAATTCCGCGTCTACATCGACCCATATGCTGCTAACCTGACCTCAGGTAACACAACCCCAGGTAACCAAT